GATCCCTGCCTGAGCCATGCAACGGCAGACCATCATCATCGCCAGGATGTCGCAAAAGTCCGACTCGGAGCCCTTCCCCTGGTCAGTGCGTCGATGGTCGAGAGTTCTTTTTGCCGCAGCTGGTTGAGCTGCTCGCTGGGTGTGATTGCTGCGCCCTCTATGGCGTAGGCGATCGGGTTCACCTTCGCCCACACTTTGCGCTTGGTGCGTTTTCTCATGCTCCGGTGCTTCCAAAGCCGCCGACCCCGCGCGACGTATCACTCAGCTCGTCGACCTCTTGGAAGGTGACGCGAGGCACCTGCACAAGCATGGCTTGCGCGATGCGGTCATGCACGCGCACCTTGGGGCAGCGTGCGTTGTTGTCGCCATCGTATCGCAGCGCGACCTGAACCTCGCCTCTGTAGTCCGAGTCGATGATGCCCACGCAGTTGCTCAAGCGGATGGCGTCTTTGAAGCCCTGGCCGCTGCGGCTGAAGATCATCATCACCCAGCCTGGTGGAACCTCGAAGGCGAGGCCGGTGCGGAAGATGGCCGCATGCGGGTCGCGCAGGTGTGGCCGCCCCTCGTCGATGGCATGCAAATCGAAGCAGGCGGCGCCTTCTGTACCGTATTCCGGCGTGACTGCGCTGGGGTCGAGTTTCTTGATCTTCAGCTTCATTTTGAGAGCCCAAAAAAGAGAACCATGGCAATGCTGGCGGCGATCGTTGCGGCCAGCAGGTAATCCTTGAGCTTTTCGATCTGTCGCTCGCGTGGGGTCATTTCTCTCCAGTTCATGCTTTCTCCGTGGTGGTTTGTGATGGCTTGATTCTACATCAAAAACGTTGCGGCAGAATGGTTTGACCCTTGTTTTTGTCGTGACGCTACGCTTCGAGAATGGCTGAAACTGCACTCTCCACCGCTTACAACAGCGCCGCGCCTGAAGATGAGCGTGCTCACGCCATGCGCGAGGCGCAATCGGCGGCCTTGCCGCGCTCCGTCGCCGACATGATGCCTGTGGTTCAGTTCGTGCAGGAGCAGTATCAGCAGCAGGCTGAAGAGGCTGAATTCTCGAAGGCGCTCAGCAAGCCTAACGTCATACCCTTTCCTAGTCGGGCGATAGCCGAAAAGAAGCCGGGCATGCAGTCGTTGTTCGTCAACGACACCGTTGGAAATGCCATGGGCGAGTGGCGCGACCGCTGGAGCACCATGTCGTTCGACATGTTGCGCGGTATGGTGGATCAGACACCGGTTCTTTCCGCTGTGATCCTTACCCGCGTCCGCCAGGTGAAGCGGTTTTGCCGTGTTCCGGACGGCGGCAAGGGGCCCGGTTTTCAGATCCGCCTGAAGGACTCCGGCGCCAAGGTCGGGGAAGACGAGCACCAGTCGATTGCCCTGCTGCAGGACTTCTTCACGCATTGCGGCTGGGAGCGGAACCCGCGCCAGCGCGCTCGCCTGCGCCGGGACAACTTCTCCGGCCTCATGGCGAAGCTGGTTCGCGATAGCCTGACGCTGGATTCAGCGCCCATCGAGACTGAGTACAAGCGCAACAAGAAGCTCGGCATCGACGGCCTGTACGCCGTGGATGGCGCCACCATCCGGCTGGCGAATGAGATCGGCTACCAGGGCGACGACGAAATCTTCGCGCTCCAGGTGGCGGACGGCAACATCCGCGCTGCCTACACCTACGACGACCTGATCTATGTGCCGCGTAACCCGCGCACGGACGTCATGGTTGGCGGCTACGGTCTGTCCGAGACGGAGTTGCTGGTGCGCGTGGTCACCGGCTTCCTGAACGCCTTCACCTACAACACCAGCTACTTCGACAAAAACGCGATCCCGAAGGGGTTGCTGCATCTGACTGGCGAATATTCGACCGAAGACCTGAATGCCTTTAAGCGGTACTGGAACGCGATGGTGAAGGGCATAAACAATGCCTGGACGCTGCCGGTCATGGTGTCCAAAAACCAGGAGTCAAAGGCCAGCTTCGAGAACTTCGGCGTTGAGGTGAACGAGATCATGTTCGCCAAGTGGATGACGTTCCTCACGTCGATCATCTGCGCGGTCTATGGCATCGCTCCGGACGAGATTAACTTTGAGTCCTTCACGTCTGGCACGTCCTCCCTGTCTGGTTCGGACACCGAGGAAAAGCTGATCAACTCGAAGGACAAGGGCTTGCGCCCGCTGCTCACCCACTTCGAGGATCTGTTCTCTGACTACGTTGTTGCCGAGTTCGGCGACAAGTATTGCTTCCGCTGGACTGGCCTGGACGAGGAAGATCCCCAGCTCCAGTGGGACAAGGCCAAAACTCTGATGACGTGGAACGAGGCCCGCAAGACCTTCTTGAACCTCGATTCCCTGCCGGACGACGTTGGCGACGCTCCATTGAACCCGGTGCTGTCTGGTGCGTATCAGCAGGCGAAGCAGGCCAGCAGCGAAGATTACGGTGACCCGGACGCCGCAGGCGGCGGAAACCAGCCCCCCGGCGAGGGCGATGAAGGCGGTGACGGCGAGCAGCCCGAGGACGGGGATCAGCCTGAAGAGGATATGTTCGACTCCGGCGAGGGCGACATGCAGAAGTCGTTCGGCCTCCCGGTGTTCACCATCGAGCCTTGATTGGGAGCCGGAATGGCTGACTTCAACGCGCAAAAGAACCAACGCCAGCAGCAGGCAGCCGGGCCTCGCGCCTATGCTGGCGACGAGGTTTTCTTCCACAAGGGCGGCAGGCCTGTGTCCGGCAAGGTTTTGTGTACCGGCAAGCACGGATGCACGATTGAGCACGGCGGCCAGCGGCACAAGGTCAAATGGCACGATGTCGTTGGCCACAAGAAGCGCGCCATTCAGCGGTACCACGTTCTGGAGGAAGGGGAGGATGGTTTGATCGTCTCCGATGGATCCGGGCGCACGCGCTATGTAGGCATCCCCTCGGAGGCTCGCGGGGAGCGCTTGGTGCTTGATGGTGGGGCTAGGCCACGTTCTGCCCGTACTGACCTGGAGCCTGACAGGGCCGGCAGGGGCTAAGCTGCCGGGATCATTTCGCCCCGCGCGATCCGGGGCCCGGGCCGGGTAACCTGTCGCGGCAGGTGCGACGCGAAGCGCAGCCGTCCAGCGGGGTTTACCCGTAGTCGTATGGAAGGCACAGCAGCAGCTCTAGGGCTGCTGTTGTTTTCATTGCGGCGAGGTTTTTGGTGTAAACTAAGGTTTCTGTCGGCGGAGCCTTGTTTCTCCTTGGTGTTGCGAACCGCCGGCAATCAAGCATCACGAGCGGTGAGAGCCCGCGCCGGAGACGTACCCGGCCCCGAGAGCCCTCGGGAATGGCGCCGGCCCCATATCGCTGGGGCGTCCAGCGGCGTCATCCCCGAGGGTTCAGATCGAGCCTAGATTGCCTGGGGTGGCGGAGTCCTGCGCTTTGCGCTATGGGTTCACAGCCACACAACAAGGGGTATTGAGACGACCCGGGCGCCCTCAACCCGCACACAAGTGCCCGCGCTTTTCCTCCCTGAGCGCGGCTGCGCAAGCAGATCACCCCGGCTTCGTGCCGGGGTTCTTTTTGTCGTGACCCCATACTCTGCCCATGGGCCTGTTCCTCGACCTCCTGCACGTCCCCGTCGACGTTACCAACGACACCATCGAAGGGCTCTACAAGGCCCTGTCGGATGGCCGTGGCCATGGCGACGATGGCATCTGGAAACCCCACGAGTCCATCCTGATCAAGCGCCTGGTGGAGCTGTTCACGGAACGCGGCCTGATGCGCCTGGAGACTGTGCACAAGCAGTACCTGGCCTGGCAGTCTGGCGCCCACCACAAGGCAGCAGCCTCGCCGGTGACGCCTCCCGGCATCATGCCGCGCTGGACGCCGCCCGAGCTGGAGTTGGCCCGCCTCTACCTCGAAAGCCTGCCGCCTGGCGTCTGGAAACTCGAGGATCACATGCTCGCCATTGAGTATGTGGTGCAGACTTACCTTCCTGCAGATGCGCTGGTGGCCGAGGCTGACTGGCTGGCGACCAAGGCGACGATGATGGGAAAGGTGCAGGCCAACCTGGAGGGCGCCAAGGTGACCGCAAAGCAGGCCGATGCCATCCTGGCCGCGCTGCCGTCCACCATGGCCGATGCCCTCGCTGGGGCCAAGCTCACCCAGGCTGCCGTGTTGCAATTCTCCAGGGCTCGCGCCGTTGAGAATGTGCGCGCCCTGTCCGACTCCGTCCGCCACCGCATGCGGGCCGTCATCACCGCCGACCTGGAGCAGAAGGCGTTCGGTAACGTGCCGCCCGGCACCAGCAGCCTGCAGACTAAGTTGCTGGACGAGTTCGGCGCGCTCAACCGGGATTGGCGCCGCATCGCCGTCACCGAGGCCGGCGAGGCTCAAACGCAGGGCTACATCGCCAGCCTGAAGCCCGGCACCAAGGTCAAGCGCGTGGAGCAGTACACCAACGCTTGCGCCTTCTGTCGAAAGATCGATGGCGTGATTGCCACCGTGGTGGCGCCTGATCATCCGGACAAGAACCCGGACACCATGGTCTGGCCTGGCAAGAACAACATCGGCCGATCCGCCTCTCCGAAGAAGCGGGTCGGTGACGTGCTCGTTGATCGCGAGCCCCACGAGCGTTGGTGGCTGCCGTCAGGTTTGGCGCATCCTCACTGTCGCGGCCGCTGGGTGCCCGTCATCGCTGACGAGCCGGGGGATGACCCAGCGTTTGGCGACCAGCTGCGCGCTATTCTTCAGGGCTGATGTTGCGCTGAAACTGAGCCGGCGTTGATCCCACCTGCTTCTTGAACACGTTTGTCATGTGAGATTGGCTGGCAAAGCCGCACATGCACGCGACCAGGACGATGGTGAAGCCTTGCCTCAGTCGCTCCTTGGCGCACGAGACACGGGCATTCATGACCAGCTGTTGGGGTGTCTTCCCGGTGATCTTTTTAAGGCACCTCGTAAAGTGGTATGGACTTAAATGAGCAACTTGAGCGAGTTCGGCGGTTGTGAGCCTGCGCTCGATATTCCTCTCGATGTATTCCTGAACGCGACGCACCCTGTCTGGCACAATTGCCTCCTTGCCGATGTCGTGACCCTACGATCTACTGCATGACGGCCAAGCCTACACTCCACCTTTTGATTAAGTCGTCCGCGATTCCGGCTGGGGCGCACTGGATCACCGTTCGCCCCAACGGGTCGGGAAGCAAGGGCCAGCCCGTGCTCATTCAGCCGCAGGCTGACGGATCGGCTCGCGTCATCGGTGGTGCTGGCGGTAGGCTTAACTTCCTGAAGCTTCGCGGCGTGAAATCTCACAGCGGCTATCGGGAGGAGGCCGCCGAGTCGGCCAAGGCGTTACGCGAGAAGCGAAAAGCCCAGATTCAGGCGGACAAACAAGCCGGGGTGTACGAGGCCAAGCAGGAGGCCAAGAAGTCAATCCGCGAGCAGAAGCGAGCCGCCGAGCGCGAGCTTGTTCAGGCTGTGGCACAGAAGGCGGGCTGGAACCCTGCCGACATGGAGTTCCCGGAGGAGGACTATGCTCACCTCTCGGAAGGCGCCCGGGAGAAGGTTCGGGACAAGTTCCACCGCGACCTTCTGACGCGGGCCAAAGACGCCATTCGGCAAAGCCGCGAGAAGCTGGTCGCAGACGCCGCCGCCCGCGCTGACGCCGGAATTGGCGAGCTGCCCCTGTTTAGCGGCGACCCTGATTCGCTGACCGTGCAGGATCTTGACCCTGTCAAGCCGCCATCGTCCTCCCTCGGGTTCCAGGCCAACTACAAAGGGCGCGCAGAGGCTGCCGGTCTTACGCAGGATGCGCTGGAGCAGGAGGTGGCAGCCGGCAAGTCTCCCGATCAGGCCATGGCTTCCTTCAAGAAGGACGCCGCCACCGCCATCAAGGCGGAGCTGGAAGGCATCAAGGAGCCGGCCGCACCGAAGGCCGACGTCAGCCTCATGAGCGCGCAGGATGCCCTGGAGCTGGTGAAGCTGGGTAAGCGTCTGCAGCAGATTGAGAAGGCCGCGCGCGAGGCCAACGCCGATGTGGACGCCTCGCCCGTGGAGCCCAAGGCCTTTGTGCTCGAAACCAGCGACGACGTGGATGATGCCGTCAAGGAGGATCTTGCGTCTGATCTGCGCACGCTGCAAACCCGCGCATTCTTGTCGGAGGTCGGCAAGATTGCCGGCGGCCGTCCCGAGGAAACGTTGGGGGGCCACATCGGTGTCGGCGCCTACAACTCCATCAATTCTTTGGCCCTGGCGGTGGGTGGCGATGCCCTCGTCGACCGCTCTGTGGTGGATGTGCTGGGGGTAGCTGGCGCGGCCCAGGTTCTGGCTCGCCGGTTGAGCGCCGATCTGCCTCCGGAGGAACTCCAGCACGTTGCCGACGGCATCCAGGACTGGCACATCAACCATTACATGGCCGCGAGCACAAAGGCTCTCACGCAGGCTCGCGACCTCATGGACGCCGCCAAGGCGATCGAGGTGTCGCCCGAAGCGCAGACCGGCGCCGAGCTTGCGTTGGCCCAGGAGCTGAACCGCCGCCGTCGCGATGCTGTTGGGGACGCGCAGCGCATCCTCGGGCAGGCGCTGGGCGAGATGGAGGCCAATGCCGCACTGGTGGTCGCCATGCAGGGCGCCGGTACCGGGGATTTCCATGTCTCGCTTGGCCGCGTTCCTCTGGAGCAGGCCATTACTCAGGTGCGAGCGATCGGGCTGCAGCCTGGCGACTACAAGCTGGAGCCGGTGGGTGGCGATACCTTCCTCACGGTCACGCACGACGGCATGCTGCGCCTGGCGCGGCCCACGTCGCACCAAGACCTCGCGCAGGTGCGTCGTAACCTGAGCATCATCGCCGGCGATCATGACGAGGACGGCTGGCTGCCCCAGGGGGTGGCCAACCGGCCGGATCTGCTGATGGACGCCAAGCCGGGCGTGGCCGAGCGTCTGGCGCAGCCGTTCCAGGCCGGCGCTGACCTGAAGGCGAGCCTTCGCTCGTACATCGGTGCCCGCGCGGCTGACGGCGACAGCCCGGTGGACATTCTGGCCGACATTCAGTCGGCAGACTTCTTCCAGAAGGTCGGCTTCGACCGTACCGAGGAATACCGGCAGGCGCTGGATGAGGTGGCCCCGCTGAAGGGCGCTGACGGCAAGCAGCAGCGAGCCGAGGCCCTGGAGCCCTTGTTCGAGAAGTATGCCGACGATCATGTCGCAAGCCTTGGAGGCGACCGGTCGACCCTGAACCGGCAGAAGGTCGCGGTCGACCAGAAGTCCGTCGATGCCCTGCATCGCGCTCTGGCTGAGACCCCGGAGGCCACTGCCGCGTACAAGCAGATCGGCGAGCTGGAGCCCAAGGATCAGGCCGCCTTGCGCGAGTTCTTCTATCGCCACATCGCCCGCGAGGACGAGGCGGCTGGCGCCATGCGGAAGGAACTCGAGCAGCACATTTCCGCCGAGCCCGAGAAGGAGACGACGGATATGTTCGGCGACACCGTGCCTAATCCGGATTGGCAGGACTGGAAGTCGCACCGAGACCAGCTCACCGCGAAGCTGAACGCCAGCAGCCTGACGTGGTCGAAATACCTCAAGACCATGGGCGGGAACGAGCGCGCCTATGAGGCCGTGCAGGACGTGATCCGCTCCCGCGTGGCGTCTTCGTTCGTGGATGCCCACAACAAGCTCAACCCGGACAACCCTCTGAAGCTGGGCAAGCGCACGATCCGCAACAACCTTGACCACCTTGACGCCGTGGATCCTGCGGCCCGTGACGCGCGGCTCAAGAAGGACAAGGAGCTGATCGACCGGTTGCGCAACAGGGTTGGCGGAAAGTACGCGTCCGGCTCGGTGGCTGACAAGATCGAGGCCGCCAAGCAGGAGCAGGCCGCGTATGAGCAGGCCCAGATGGGTTTCTTCTCGTCGGAGGATCTGTTCGGCGGTGGGGAAGCGGGCGGCGATGCTCCGCAGCCGTCACCGCTCGGGGCTGACGAGCGCCACACGCCTGGCCATGTCGTGGAGCGCCAGATCGCCGGCATGATGGAGCACGTCGGTCGCAACTTCAAACCTGGCCAACCCACAAAGCTCTGGGGCATCAGCATGTCCGGCAAGTATGCCGCCCAGCAGCGCGCCATCAAGTACATGGAGGCCAACAAGCGCATGGTGATGGCCGCCGGCGCTGGCTCCGGCAAAACCAACATGATGCTGGGCGCTCACGCGCACCTGGCGAGCCAGGGCAAGATCAAGCGGTCGCTCATGCTGGTGCCATCGGTGGTGCAGGGGCAGTTCAACGGAGAGGCACTGCGTCTGCTGGAGCCCGGCAAGTTCAACGTCCACGCGCAGCCCGGCGCCAGCCGTGACGAGCGCCTGGCCGCCTACAAGGATGCCAACACCCATGTTGCCGTGATGACGCACCAGTCGTTCCGCGACGACATGGTGCACCTGGGTGCCAAGCACGCCGGCATCAGCGAGGATGAAATGTCCGCCCGTCTGCAGGCCATGTCTCCCAGCGAGCGACGGCAGTGGGTCGCCAGCACCTGGGAGAAGGAGGGCATCAATTTCGACGCATCCTTCGTGGACGAGGCGCACGACACCCTGAATCGGGCCGGCAAGGAAAACAGCGGGCTCGCCAACGTCATCGAAGCCGCTGGCCATCACACGCCTTACCACGCCTACGCCAGCGGCGACCCGATCAAGAACGATGCCAGCGAGATTCATTCGCTGATGCAAAAGATGGATCCGGAGCGGTACGCGGATCGCGCTGCCTTCATGCGCCGCTATGGGGCTGACACCATCGCCTCCAAGCAGGCCCTGCAGCGCGAAATGGCGCGCCACGTCTTCCCGACCTCCATCACCCCGGACATTCACCGCGACCGCAAGCGCGAGGTCGTTCCCCTGTCCGAAGGCCAGCGGAAGGCACTCGGTGATCTGGACAAGAATCTGGCCCGCGCTCGCCTGGCGCAACGCTCAGGGAAGGTGGACGTTGAGGCGGTTCGCGCCATCTCCCCTGACTCGTTCGAGGGTGTGCCTGAGAGCGAGCACGAGGCTGTGGCGGCGAAGCTGCAGAAGGCGGTCGGCGTCCTGAAGTCGTCGGCGGCCAACCGCATCATCAACGCGCACCCGGACAACGCGAAGGTGCAGCACGCCGTTAAGATGGTTGCCGAGCGCCCTGGGCGACAGGGTGTGGTGTTCGCCCGCAATCGTGCGGCCGTGGAGCAGTACCGGCAGGCCCTGGAGAAGGCCGGCAAGCGCGTTGTCGTCATCACCGGCACCGACTCCGGCAAGGAGAAAGACCGCAAGCGCCGCATGTTCAATCCGGAGAGCGGCGAGCCCGAGGCCGATGTGCTGGTGGCGTCCGACGCTGCCGCCGTTGGCCTGAATCTGCAGTCAGGCCGCTACTTGATCCAGCACGACATTCCGACCACGGCCAAGACCCACAGCCAGCGCAATGCCCGAATCGACCGCATCGGCCAGAAGCATGGCGTCGAGCTGATCGACCTGGAGGCCGACCACGCAGAGGAGCGCCGGTCGCGCGACCGCCTCACCAAGAAGTACGCGCTGAAGGACATGATGGCCGACCCGCTGGATGGCCTCGATGATTCCGGCGTGGCCGGTGCCATCAAGGCCCGCCGTCAGGCTGCGCTGAATGCAGACCAGGGCGCGCTTTTCTGAGGTAAGCTAGAACCATGAAACGCCACATCGCCAACACCAAGGCTCAGCTCGGCGAGCTGCATGAACTGGCAGCCAAGACCGAGGCTGACGAGCGCCGCATCCTGAAGAATGCCGAGGCTCGCCTGGAGCAGGTTGTCGCCATGATCGAGCGCCAGCGGCCCGGCGTTGAGGCTGCGCCTGATGCTGCGCAGGATCGCTACACCGCTCTGGTGCAGGAGCGCGCCCAGCTCCAGGCCGTCATTGCAAAGGCTCGCGCTGCTCTGCAGTGATCGTGCCCGTGGTGTCGTGACGGAATAATTCGCTCATGACCCGCGACGAGCAGCTTCTGGCAAGCGTTCCCGATTTTCTCAGCATCGAGTGCATGCTGAAGGCGACGCCTGCGCAGGAGGGTGGCCAGCGTTTCATCTACTTCGAGGCCGCCAATGAGGGCCGCGACCAGCAGGACGAGGTCGTGCTCGCCAAGGCGCTGGAGGAATCCGCCGACCACTACATGCGCTACGGCAACGTGGACATCGATCACAAGTCCATGCCCTCCGTCGCCAAGATGTACGGCATCGACAACCCGGAACTCTGGGAGATTGGTTCCCCGGTGGAGGTGCGGTTCGACGGATCCAGCACGTTCGTGAAGGCGCAGTTGTTCAGCGGCGACACGCCTCTCGCAGAGAAGGCCAATCTCGTCTGGGACAGCATGACCAGGCTGAACCCGCCCCGGAAGTATTACCCGAGCGTGGGCGGTAAGGTGCTGGCGAAATCTTTCAAGATCGACCCCAAGACCGGCGACAAGGTTGGGGTGGTCAGCAAGGTGCGGTGGACGAATGTTGCGATCAGTCAGCACCCGGTGAACCAGCATGTGGGCGGCGTGACGACCGTGCCCTTCGGCATCCTGGCTAAGTGCTGGAGTGCGGCGGACGGCTTCGACATGACGAAGGCTCTCCAGGCGAGCTACGCCACAGATGCCACGGCAAAGACCGGCGGCGCCGCCCTCGGTGTGCAGTCCCTGGATCGCGGCAGGACGCCTCGCTCCTATTTCGATTTCCGCGACATGCTCGCCAAGGCCATCAACGATGGCGTTGTTGACCGCATGTCGCCGGATTCCTTGGTGTCGTACAGCGCCGGGAACTTTGGCCTCTCGTATGACGAGGCGGCTGAGTGGGTTGATCGCTTTCTCGGCGATCTGAAATCAGGTCTTTCCAAACGACGGAGCCATTGATGAGCAAAAATTTTGAAGAGTTGCTGAAGGCACTCAAGGAAACCGAAGACGATGCCGCCGCCACGCTGGCGAAGGCACAAGCACCGGAAGAAGACGCGGGTCTTGAAGACGACCCGGATCCCGCTGAGGATGGTGAAGCCGGAGAAGGCGGGGACGATGCCGCAATCCAGGCCGCAGCAGATGCCGCCGATTTCGGCAAGTCCTTCGAGTTTGTCGACGAGAAGGGCGAGAAGCACGAGGCTGTGGATGCCACCGCGCTGGTGAAGTCGCTCCTGGAGCGCGCCGACCGGGCGGATGACACCCTTGCCAAGGCCCTGACCGCCATGAACGGCGTGGTCGCCAAGCAGGGTGAGTTGATCAAGTCCTTGACCGATCAGGTTAAGGCCCTCTCCAGCCAGGGGCGCGGTCGCAAGGCCGTTGTCTCCATCGTGGAGAAGCCTGACGCTGGCACGCTGGCGAAGTCTCAGGCATCTGAAGAAGGCATGTCGACCGAGCAATTCTTTGCCAAGGCCAACGCCGCTTTCGACGCCGAGAAAATCTCCGGCAAGGACTTGAACGTCATCAGCGTGTGCTTGCGCTCGAATCACCCGATCGAGCCCGCCCTGATCCAGAAGGTCATGTCCGCCTGACCGCCGGCCCCGCAACCATTCCATTTTTCTGAGGACTACAATGGACGCACAAACCCTCATGCAGCAATTTGCCGGCCTGACCCCAGGCGGCAGCATCCCCACCCTGGGAGGTTCCCACGGTGGCGCGCTGGACGCTCTCGGCGACCTGAAGAAGGCGCTGGAGGCCAGTAACTACCAGACTGACGTCGCCACCCTGACAGGCGGTGGTGCGTTGGGTGTCCAGTCGCTCGACACGGCGATGAAGACCACCATCCAGGAGAACAAGCACTTCGTGCTGTTCAAGCGCCTGCAGTCCAGCAACGCCATCAACATCGTTGACGAGTACACTCGTCAGACCTCGGTGGGTGGCTTCCTCGGTGGCTCCACCAACACGCAGATGGGCGTTGTCCGTGCTGCGCAGGGTGAGTACAACCGTGAGGTCGGCCTGGTCAAGTTCCTGATGACTCTGCGTCAGGTTGGCTACGTGCTGAACATCGGTAAGAACATCGTCGAGGCCACCGCTGTGGAAGAGCGCAACGGCGCCCTGCAGCTGATGACCGACGCCGAGTACCTGCTGTTCTACGGCAACGCCGACGCCTGCCCCACCGAGTTCGATGGCATCTTCCGTCAGATCGACAAGGAAATCGCCGCCGGCAAGATGAAGGCCGACAACGTGGTTGACATGCAGGGTACCGCCCTGGACAGCGTGGAGCCCTTCTCCAAGATCAACGCTTCGGTGTTCGACTACGGTTCGTGGGGCCGCGTGACCGACGTGTTCATGCCCACCGCCGTGCAGACCGACCTGAACCTGAACCTGGATCCTGCATTCCGCTGGTCTAGCCAGCAGGGCACTCTGCTGAACGTGGGTGGCCATGTCGAAGGCATCCGCCTGACCGAAGGCATCCTGAAGACCAACATCGACACGTTCCTGATGCACGACGAGTTCCCGATGGCCAAGCCCTTCGAGGTCAACTTCGCCGCCCTGGCAACGCAGAACGACGTCTTCAAGCCCGCAGCCATCGCTGTGAACGCGCTCGACGACGATGTGCAGTCCATGTTCACCGCCCCTCGCGCTGGCAACTACTTCTATGCTGTGGCAGCCATCGGCGGTCAGGGCCAGGGGCAGTCCACCGTGGTCAAGTCGGGCCAGATCGCCGTTGCCGCTGGCAAGCGTGCCCGCATCACCATCACCGCCTCCGCCTCTGGCATGGAGACCGGCTACGCGATCTATCGCGGTCGTCAGAATGGCACCAACGCCACCGACGATCTGCGCTTGATGGTGGTCGTTCCCCGCACTGGCGCCACCACGGTGTTCGACGATGTGAACCGCGAAATCCCCGGCACCTGCAAGGTTCCCTTGCTGAACCTGGATCAGTCCAGCGACGCCATCAGCTGGCGCCAGTTCCAGCCCATGACCAAGATCCCCCTGCCGTTCGGTGTGGGTGGCGTGCCGGTCATCAGCTGGTTCCAGTTCTTGTTCGGTTATCTGCGGATCACCAAGCCGAAGCACCACGGCTACATCAAGAATATTTTGCCCCGGACGGCAAAATGGCGCCCGCACAACTGATCGCGGTTGCGGTAAGATGAACAAGCCAGGGGCCTTTGGGCTTCTGGCTTTTTTCAAGGAGTAAGGTCATGCCCCAAGTTATTTGCACACTCGAAAACGCCAGCGATTCGATCAATGGCGTGAAGTTCACCCCGCGCGAGGATGGCGCCATGGTTTCGGAGGAAATCTCCGAAGAAGTTGCCGCGTTGTTCGCGTCCATCCCTGGCTACGAGCTGGCGAAGGAAGCCGAAAGGGCCGCCGCTCCCGCCCCCGCTCCTGCGCCTGCGCGCGCCAGCAGGAAGGGCACCACCGCTCCCGCTACCGCTCCTGCTCCGGCACCGGCCCCGGCTGCTGAGCCGACCGAGCCCGCCGCTAGCGAGACTGAGCCCGCCGCCGGCGATCAGCCTCCCGTGGGCGACGACGAGGCGGTGTTCTGACCGTTTCCTTCTGGAGCACAAGCCGCCTTCGGGCGGCTTTTTTGTCGTGATGCAAGAATTACCTCTACAGCCAACTTCCCGCCGTCACTTAGGAGCCCGCCATGGCACTCACCTCTGAACAGAAGCGCCTTCTCAACAACGCAACCCCCGGCCTCAACAGGGCGCGGCTGGGTGATATCGTCGATGCTGCGACACGCGCCAAGCACGGCACCGTCCTGCAGGGCGCGCACGTCCCGAATGCGGCCGGAGCCAGCCCTACAAAGGCGGAGTTCGATGCCCTGCTTGCCAGCCTGCGCAGCGCCGGCGTGATTGCCTCCGCCTGATGCAAGCGGCCGGGTAGCGGCAGTCACGTCCGCTGGGCGTCGTGAGTCCATAATGAGGCCGACGTCCTTTAGGGGTTGACATGCATTCCTTCTTCATCGAGTCGGGCAGTGGCTTTACCGCCGACCATCGCGTCGGCGCCAAGCTGGATTACGGGCTGGATTGGTCTGACTGGCTTGCCAAGGCCGATGGTGACACCATCCAGTCCAGCTCGTGGACGGCCGATGGCCCGCTGACCCTCACGCAAGACCTTTTCAGCGCCAGCGTCACATCGATCTGGATCGAGGTTCCGGCTGACGCCGAGCCTGGCTGGTACACGCTGGTCAACACGATCACCACCGCCGGTGGTCGCAGGGATTCGCGCGTCTGCCTGCTCAACGTCAAGCCGACGGCTGCCGCTGGAAGCGCGCTGTTCCCGAATCGCCTTGTCGCGGTGACGAAGATGCGCCGCGACCGCCTGGTGCTGCTGGCCTCGTCCATCATGCCGGACTTGAAGCTCAGCGATGACTTCATCTGGGACAAGCTCATGTCGGCAGAGGCGGAAATCGCGCACGTCCTGCGCGTACCGCTCGCACCCACGCGGTTCTTCCCGCGCCAACCGAGCGCGGGGCAGATCGAGGCTCTGAACGGCATGCCCTGGGCCATCGACCCGGCCTATGACTACAACCCGACCGACTGGTATGGCGACAAGTGGGGCATGATCATCACCCGGCAGAAGCCGATCCAGTCGGTGATCGGCATGCGCTTCGTCTACCCGTCGCCCAACCAGACGATTGTCAACGTGCCGTTTGACTGGATTCGTGGCGACTTCAAGTATGGCCAGATCCAGCTCGTTCCGACCGGTACCGCCTACCAGACCCTTCTGGGTGGCCTGTTCATGTCTCAGCTGTCGGGTGGCAAGACGCTTCCCTTCACCATCGACCTGGAGTATGTCGCTGGCCTCCGGAACGCGCACGCCGACTACCCGGATCTGGTGGACGCGGTCTACAAGCTGGCGGCCACAAAGATCGTCGAGGACGGCTTCTTGCCCCAGTCTGGCAGCATCAGCGCCGATGGTCTTTCCCAGTCGCTGAGCGTGGACGCGAGCAAGTATCACGAGGCCATCGGTCGCGTCCTGAATGGTGCCGACGGCAATGGCGGGCTGGTGGCTCGCATCCATGGCATTCGCGTCATGGTGATGTGATGAAGTTCAACGCAGCCGCCTTCGACCGCCACCTGAACAACATCGGGCAGCAGGTGCTGTGGCGCCGCAGCTATGCCTGCGCTTGCGTCAGCCCGTCATCTGGTGCGCCAGACCCCAAGCACGCCTTGTGCATGGGCAAGGGGCGACTCTGGGATCCTCCCATTGCGACCGTCACCGGCATCGCTCGCCATGAGGTGCAGGCTCAGTGGGCGCAGTTTGGCCTCTGGGAATCAGGGGATATGGTGCTGAGCATCCCGCAGGCGAGCCCACTTTGGAATTCAGGCCAGTTTGACCGGGTGACGATGCTGAACTCGACGGACGTCTTCAGCCAGCCGTTGGTGCGCGGAGCACCAACGGAGAGGTTGCTATTCTCGCCAATTTCCGTCGATCGCTGCTTTTGGCTTCACCCTCTCACACGGGATATTGTGGAGGGTGCGCCGCCGGTTTTCGATGCAAGCGGCGTTCCTTCATGGCCCGGTGGAGTTGGTGAGCCGCCGCCAGGAGTCACCTACTCCGTCACCGGTAAAAAGAACACGGAATACTACCTGTTCGGAGCGTGGCCAAGTGACCGAAATCAGCACGGAGGCGTTCGTTTGCCAAAGCGGGTTATCGCTCGAAAGTGGGACTTGTTTGGCAGGTAGTCGAGTTAACATGCCGGAATGGATTCTGGTATCTACTTGATTACCTGTTCACCCCCGGGCGAGCTTCCAAGGTACTACATTGGGCAGTCGAAGACGTTGCGTGCTCGGCTTCGAACCCACAAGTGGTCGCTTGGCGCTGGACGTCATCACAACAAAAAAATGCAGTCTGCATGGGATAAGTACGGGGCCGCGTGCTTTCGCTTTGATGTCCTGGAGCTGTGCGAAATCCACGCGCTGGATGAATTTGAGCAGTGGTGGCTTGACGAGACCGTCGGCCACAGGCGGGTTCTGAACATCGGTACTACTTCTGGCTCCGCTATGCGCGGCGTCAGCTTTTCCGCCGAGCACAGGCAGCGCATCTCCCGCGCCTTGACTGGGAAAAAGCGCGCCACCCCCATGAGAGAAGATCTGCGCCAACTTGTGAGCCAGAGGTTCAAGGGAAAGCCCAAGACAGATGAAGAAAAACGCAAGAACTCGGAGTCGCAGAAGGGGGCCAAGAATCACATGTTTGGGCGTCGAGGGGTGAGTAGCCCGTTCGCAAAATCAGTGATGGGTAGACGAATTGGCGATGGAGCCGTTATCTTTCTTGAATGCATGAAAGACGGAGAGTCTTTGGGGTTTCGTTCTTCAAAAATCAGCCAGTGCTGCAATGGTTCCAGACCCCACCATAAGGGCTACACCTGGAGCTTTGTTAGCCGCCCAGCGACTTCTTGACGGCAGCCGCGAAGGCGGCATTCGCTTTGGGCTGCATGTCTTCCGCGACACGCTTCGCCAGGTGAAGCCCAGGCTTCGCTGGAACGATCCATTTTCCTGTTTGACTGTCCATCATAATCCGGAATGACACATATTCCGACGATTTCGAGCCGCCCGGCGTGCTCGTGTCCATCTTGACCATGCCTTGGTACCGCTTCGCGGAGGCCGGATTGATGCCTGCAGCCTTGAGCGCGTCAGCCGTCAGTTTCCCGCCCCACGCATACTTCCGGGCCGCCACGGTGGCCGCCCGCTTGGTCTTCGGGTTGCTGAGGAACGGCGTTTGTTCTGTGGCCGCATGCATGCCGGTCTTGGGCGACAGATGCGTTACCTCGCCGCTCAGGCGCTTGCCGGTGGCGATGACGTGTGATGGCGCCATGGCGCTCGCCAGGTTGTAGATGCTGTCTGGCATCGACGGCGCCAGCGCATTGTTGCCTGGTGTGTTGTGGCGCATCGGAATGACCAAGAAGCGCCGCCCGTCCGTGGTGCGGCGCACCTTGTGGCTGGTGTCCAGCATCTTCTTGAGGTCGCGCGGTGGCCGCCCGTTCTCGATCGCTTCGGCATGCCTGTAGTCCGTCTCCACCACGGCGGTGAAGTCGCCCGTCATGGCCCACTTGATGCTTTGGGCGTAGGCGTCTTTCTCTCCGCTCCACAGCTTGGCCTTGACCACTGATTCCTGCCAGTTGGCTGCGGTCTGTTGCGCCACAGCGCGGACGGCCTGGTGCAGCAGGGGCAGCACCTGCTTGTTGATGCCCGCGCTGAACTCCAGGTGGTTCCCCAGATTGAACGAGATGCGGTAATTCAGGCTCATGGTCGGATTCTGCCGTCACGCCGTCTGTCGTGACACCACAATTCCGGCATGATCTCCATCGTGCAGCCACTCCATGCCGGCAACGCGCTGCGGCTTTTCATTGAGCCGCCTGCCTCGGCTGTGCGCTGGCGCGTGCTGCGAAAGGGATCAGATTCATTCTCGGGCGAAGACGACGCTTCCGCCCTCGTGGCCTACGAAGGAGACGAGCGTGTAATTGTTGACGCCACAGCCCTGGTCAACGACCAGATGGCTTTCTACCGGCCGTTCTACACGTCTGATGGCGTGTCCTGGATTCCTGGCCCGACCGCCTATGGCACGCCATCCGCTATCTACCAGGAGGTCACCACCGACGTGCTCAGCTTCCTGCGTGAGCGCCTGGAGGCTGGGCTCAAGGTTGAGTGTGATCGCGGCAACATCGTTACCGAGCTGGGCTACGTCCAGGTCTACAACGCGGCGCCCGCGCTCACGCCGGATCTTCGTTTCCCCCTGGTGACCGTTCACCTGGAAGGCGAAGACCCCAGCGAGCGCGCGATTGGCGAGGTTCTGGCCCCGGACATTTTCGACTCCATCGGCGATGAGTGGGTGGAGTCCGAGGGCTGGATTGCATCTGTCCGCGTGACCGTCATCGGCTGGTCGCTGAACAGCGATGAGCGCATCGAGCTGCGCAAATGCCTACGCAGGATCATCATCGCCAACATGCCGGTCTTCGCCTCTAAAGGGTGGATGCACGTGGATCTATCCCTCCAGGACGTCGACGCCGTGAACGGTGAATATCAGGCCAACATCTATCAGGTGATGGGCTCGTTTTCCTGCTTGGCACCGGTGGTCGTTTCTGGCGCTGCTGCGCCGATTTCTGAGGTCGTATCGACCGTAATCGTTGATTGAAAGGTCACAAATGGGAACTTCTTCAAAAAACGCCGCCAGCGAACCCGTTCAGGCTCAGGCTGCTGCTGTCCCCGGCATCACCCTGGACGAGTTCTGTCAGCGGCTATCGAGGACTGACAAGCGCGTGGAGCTGATCGCTGGCTTCCACGCTGACGAGTCCAGTGGTGGTCGCCTCAAGGATGCCGAGGGCCAGTACCTGGCGCGGTTCGCCGCTTTCATCAACAAACCTGTCTGAGGTAAAAAATGGCTGTATTCTTCGGCGGACGCCTGCTGACCACTCCGACCACCGCGTCCGTGGTGGATGACTCTGGTCTGGCCAATCAAAACATTTCTGTCGGCAACGTGCTTGCCGTGATCGGGCGCTCCAGCGGTGG